TGCGTTATTCTTATCACTAACTTGGGTAGGAGTTACTTGAATAGCTGATATCTGTGAATCAACATATGTAGTATTTGCTTTTGTAGCTAAAGTATTTGTAACGCTTGTTGCAAAGTTTGCATCATCACCAAGAGCAGCTGCTAACTCATCTAAAGTATTTAATGCGCCTGGCGCTCCTGAAATTAAATTATTAATTTCAGTTGTAAGTTGAGTAGGTGAAACAGATGTTCCACTTGCAATTTTATCTGAAGTAATTGCGTTATCAGCAATTGCTCCACCTTGTACTTTTCTTAGTGCCATTTACCACTTTCCTATTGGACATTTTGTTAATGGTATGCGTGCTTTAAGAGGCATCCAACATCCACACAATTTACACTTATCTTTTACTAGATTTTCACAAACTTGGCATATTTCAAATCTAGTTAATTTTACTTTTTCTTCAACTTCTGGGTTTCCATCCATTGCACCACCAATATCAACATCACTTAATTTCATCGTACAAAAATTAAACCTTTGTAAGGATATCTTGCGTCACTATTCCATCTATGACCACCAGCGTTAACGTTTCTTAAACCAGAGTTTAAGTTATCTTGGTTATTAGTATATGTACCAAAACCAACGCCGGCGTCGTTAGATGAACAGTCACCTTCGTTATTCATTGAGATACCCCAACGCATTGCGTAAGCAGAACCACTAATATTAAAACCAGTGTGGTTACAGTTTGCTTGGTTATCCCATTCACTGGCTGGTGTACCGGCAGCAGCGATCCAATTTAGAAATCCACTACGACCATGTTGTGATGATGAAGAACTTGCATTAAACCAATATTTTGGAACTTGACCAGTTTTTGCTTCTGGAAGATAATTAGTTAAACTAGTACTACCAGAACTATTTAACACCATTCTATAACCGGTTTGCATAGTATATCCATACCATGCTCTTGAAATGCAATCGCTATCACTTAGATCTTGGATACTAGATTCGTTTACAGTTGATGTCGTATTCCAATAAGAACCTGTATAAGCCCAATTTGTGTCTTGTGATGTATCAATTTTAGCAGTTAACATATATCCACCGCCGGAGTTTGAGTCTAACCACATATATGCTTGATACGCGCCTGATCCATGATTAACCCAATAAACACCATTAGTCGTAATGCCTAATGTATTTAAAGCAATTGGCCCACTTACTGCTAGTGTTGAAGAAGAACCATCAACCCATTTTCTTAAAATTGAAAAAGATCTATTAAGTGTTTGTGCACCGTCATTTGCACCAACTGTAAAATTGTGTGTAACACCTGATGAATTGTATGAATCATTAACGTTTGGTGTACCACTTATTGTACCACTACTTGATAATGAAACACCTGAAGGTAATGCACCACTAACTATTGAGTAACTTATGCCAACGGATTCTGGGTCAGTTGCTGATAAAGTAATATCAGACATTGTAACATCTTCTACGACTGTACCAACTGATCCACTAGCAGTTACCCAAGTTGGTACGTCATTAATGTTTAAAGCATTTTCAATGATTGCAGATAAACCAGAAGAATTAGAAACTCTAATATCGTATGGTTCATTTGTTCCACTGATTCTATCATTACCAGAAAATGTAATAGTTACTTGTGAAGATGAGTTACGTGTAACAGTTGTTGGTGTATATTCTGATCCATTGCTACCAATTAGTTTCACTGAAACAACTGTAGAAAAATTTGAACCACTAATAACTATAGATTGTGGATCATCAGTTGCAATTTCAAGTGTAGGAGTAATTGAGGTAATAACCGGAGGAGCATCAATTGCAGCCCAATCATTACCATCATATTGTTCTAATTTACCAACAGATGTATTAAAACGTAACATACCATTTGATGGTGTGGCTGGACGTTCTGCAGTAGTACCAACTGGAACTTTAATATGTGTTCCGGTAAATGTTGGATTAACTAAAGCACTAGTTATTTGTGTATTAACAGTTGTTTCATTTGCTGGAGTATATCCAAGCTTATCTACAATTGCTGCATCATGAAGTTTAGCAGCAGTGACAGATCCATTGGAAATATCTTCTGCTGCAATTGCTCCAGAAGCAATTGATTGTGATGTGATTTGATCTAATGCCATTTGTTATTTTCTTTATGCAGTATAAGTTCCAGAGGTTGTAAATGTATGAACTGTATAACCATTGACAGATGTAACTGTTCCACCAGTTCCTCGTTGTGATCCAACATAACGAATGATTACAATACCTGAACCACCATTTCCAGCAATACCATTAGCAGCCATTCCAGCGCCACCACCGCCACCAGTGTTTGTACCACCATCACCACCTTGTCCACCAGTTGAAGTTGAACCTCCAGAATTTCTTGCAGAGCCTCCACCAGTAGAACCCGGCCCTTGGTATGAAGCACCGGCTCCGCCACCACCAATACCACCATTACCTCCACGGTATGGACTTAGATAAGAACCTCCTCCACCACCACCAGAATAATAATAATTATTTCCATCAATAGAAGATAATTTTCCAGAACCACCATCACCACCATTATTGTTTGCGCTACTTGGACCGCCACCAGCACCGTCAGCGCCACCTCCGCCGCCACCAGGTTCACCATTACCAGAACCACCGCCACGGCCTCCATTAAATCCTTGACCCGATGTGCCTAAACCATATGTATAAGTATTATATCCATCTGATCCTCCACCAGATCCTCCACTTGCAGCAGAGCCCTGTGAATTAGCTCCAGCACCGCCACCAATTGAAATAACACTAACACCATTTCCAGATATAGAAGAATTTCCACCAGATCCTGGTGTAGTACCAGTGCTATTAACTTTACTTCCACCGGCGCCAACTGTTATAGTGTAAGCGTTAGTACTTCCTAATAATGATGATCCAGTTAAAAATCCACCGCCTCCTCCACCACCACCAGCATCAAATCCTCCAGCACCACCACCTGCAACTATTAAATAGTCAACTTGATATTGTAAAATGAATTGTTGACTCCAACTAGAACCATTATAATATTCCATGGCACCAAGAGTACTGTTCCAACGTTGCATGCCAGTAGTTGGACTTCCTGGTCGTTGTGCAGTTGTACCAGTTGGTAGTTTAACTGCAGATGTGCTATTAAACGATACATCGCCAGTAAATGTAGGTGATGCTAAAGGTGCCTTTGCTGATAAAGAGTTTGTAACTGTCGTAGCAAAACTTGCATCATCGTTTAACGCAGCAGCCAATTCATCTAATGTGTTTAATGCACTTGGTGCAGATGCAATTAAATCCTCTAGTGGTGTAGCACTAGAGGATATTAAATTAGCAAGGTTTCTATTCTTAGACATTCTCTGTTACTTCAACCCAGTTAGTAGTAGCTTCATCCCATGAATAAGCTTTACCATCTGTTGGATATGCAACTGGAGCATCCCAAAGACATGTGTCTTCGTTCAATACCCAAGAAGCATAAGGTTGAGGAGGAATGAATGCATCACGAGTACGATCATACGTAAACCCGATACCTGCATAATTCTTACGTAATGGAGTACCACCTAAAGTGTGTTCACCACCACGTGTGTTATATGATGTTTGAATCCATTCACCTGGAGAAGTATCCACGAATGTTTCAAAGAATTCTGGTTCAGCCACAATAACTTGTGTTACTTTACCATCGACTACTTTTGCAAAATGAGCCATTTTTATATTTCCTTAATTAACCTGTATATGTACCAGATGATGTGAATGTGTGAATAGTGTATCCACCTGAAGATGTAATAGATCCACCAGTTCCACGTTGTGATCCTTGGTAACGAATGATCACAACACCAGATCCTCCATTACCAGATACACCAAAATTATTTGAACCGATGTTTGCATATGCTGATCCACCACCAGCGCCACCACCAGTATTGGTTGAACCATTTCCACCATTTGCGTTATTTGATGTTGCAGCGCCATTGCCACCTCCACCAGTTCCACCAGCGCCAGGACTACCACCTACATAAGGTCTAACTGAACCTCCGCCGCCGCCAGCATAATAAGTTAATGTACCACTAATAGAAGATGAAAGGCCTGCTCCGCCTGCGCCAGCATTGCCGCCACCAGTTCCACCAGCACTACTTGCGCCACCACCACCGCCTGAACCAGAAGATCCACCTGAGCCTTGCGCGCCACCTGAGTTTCCCTGACCAGAAGTTCCAGATCCTCCAGGGTTATTACCACCACCGTATGAACCACCGCCGCCGCCAGAACCACCATTCATAAGGCCGCCGATTTCATACGCATCTCCTGAACCAGCACCTCCTCCAACTGCAACTGCTAAAGACGCTATTGAAGAATTAGATCCTTTATTTCCAAGCACTGCTGCGTTGTTACCACTTGCTCCAGCACCTACAGTAATAATATTAGAAGAGTTTGGAGAAACTGTAGTAATGCCAGTTAAAAATCCACCGGCGCCGCCGCCACCTGAACCGCCAGATCCACCACCAGCAACCACTAAGTATTCAATTGTATATGGTCCACTACTTGAAAATGCTATCCAAGAACTATATTCTTGACTATACCACTCAGGATATCCTAAAGTAGTGTTAAATCGAGCCATTCCATTTGTAGGTGAACTAGGACGCTGTGCAGTAGTACCAACTGGAATAGTTGCTGCACCAGTTAAAGAATCAATTCCAACTTTTAATCCTAAAGCAGTATCTACTTCAGTTTTTGTATATGTCGTAGATTGATTAGCTTTACCACTAATAGTAGATTGAAGAGATGAACTTAATTTAGTAGTTGTGATTTCCCCATCGGGAATGTCTGCAACTGTGACGGCACCACTAGCGATCTTGTCTGCCGTGACAGCGTTATCGCCAATTCCATCAGAAGTGATTTTAGTGAATGCCATATTCTTTTATTTATGGTTTAGTTGGCCAAACAACATCATTTAGTGATGTATATGTTTCTGTGATATCACGAAGCGCTTGACGATAAGCAGTTTGTTCTGCAGTCATAGTACGATCTGATGTAGCCCACCAGTCAGTCTCAGCAATACGACGATTACGTTCTTCACGTAATGCTTTCAATGGGGCAGCAGCAATTAATTCATCAGCTTTAGCTTTTACTTGTGCCCATGTAGTTCCAAAGTCTGCTGGATTACTAGACTCAATAGCTGAACCATTAGCGTCTGCTCCAGTAACTTTACGAAACATCTCATTAAACTCTGCTTCAGTAGTTGGTTCACCACGAAGCACCCATTCTGTAATTCCTAACTCTGAAAGAGCTTGTGCGATTGACATTTTTATTTCCTTTGTTAAAAAATTATCCTGCTATTTCTAGCAATGTGATAGATGAGGAAGATGTGCCTCCAGACCAACTATCTTGTGTACCACTACGATTTCTATTTACATATGTTGGATATGAACTTCCAGCACCATTCCACGTTGCTGATGTTAAAGTAGTTATCGTATATGAAATTTGACTAGTTGTATTAGGAGAATCCAAATAATTAAATGTTGGCATCTCTATACCCCATTCAGTCATAGTGTTTCTAATAGGGAATCCTCTATCAGATGTATTTGGATATATCCATGTACCATTTCTTTTTAATTTAGTATATGCAGTATATCCATCACTTTTAGCAATACTTAAAGATACAATGACTAAAATTTTACTAGATGAAAAAGACGGAGTTATATTAGCCGTTAATATTGTCGTGTCACTTCCAGATGTTATTGCCAAAACGCTGGAATCAACGACTGAAATGGTTTGTAATATAGAACCTATAGGTAAATCTGCTTTAACAATTGCACCTGCAGGAATATCTATTCCACTTGGTAACGCAGTAACAGCAGAGACTGAACGATTGTTTAAACGTGTTAGTGCCATTATCCTGCAATCTCCATAAGTGTAAAACAAACTTCATGTTGATTTGGAGAATTATATTGGTTTACGTAATCGCCTATTGCATTTGGATAATTAATAGCAAATGCAATAGGATTAGACGTTCCACCAGCACGAATGTTAATTGATTTTTGACTAACACCCCAAGAATTAAACATGTGATTAAATGATACAAATGATGTGTCTAAGTTTCCAGTCCAATGTCCAAACCCGGTATAATTCAATACGCTTCCTATTAAAACTGAATTGTCATAATTTGCAGAAGCATATATTGCGTCACCACTATTAGATCTTTCACCTATATTAAAAACAGTAGAAGTTAATAAAAGTTTTGAGTTTGCAAACTTAGGTGTAAAATTAAAGGATGTATACAACACTCCACTTGTTGCAGTTATAGTACTAGTTCCAGGAGCATCTGCTGTTAATCTGGTAGTAGTTTTATGATTAACTACTTGTACAATGTTACCACTAATATTAATGCCTAAATCGGAAGTTGTTGGAGTTTCGCCATTATTCTTTTGAATTGTATCAACTTTTAGAATACCTGTCATTGCGCAATCTCCATAGCTTCCATAAACATTTGATCTACTCCGCCTGGAGGAAAGTAAATATTTCCAGTTCCTCCATTAGTTCTAAAATACACTTCATATCTTAAAGGAGATGTTGAGTTGTGCGTTTTATCATGCACGCCAAGTATACCCATGCCATACCAACCACTATTTCCTGAACCATAGAAACCCATTTGTGAAATTTCTGTTTGCACTGATGTATTAGATGTACCATCAGATGTAATAAAATCAACACCGTTTCTTCTTATTGTTTGTCTAGTTGCAGATGCACCATCAACAAATTGTGTTGCTATAAATTTTACTATAATAATACTATTCGAATATTTTGGAGTAATGTCAATATATTTTCCGGTAGCTACCATTGATCCAGACGATGTTCCAGCAATACCTCTTTCTGTTTTGGTTACTACTTGGATTACGTGTCCAGGTATATGAACAGCTGCAGCATCCTTTGGAAGAATTCTATTAACGTAAGCAGTAGAGACAGCCATTATACTTTAATCTCCATTACTGTCATCCCCGATTGATAACTACCACCATCGTTCCAATATAAACCTACGCCTGAGTTATTGTCGCGGTCTGCAAATTGCATTTCATAACGCTGTGATGATGTAGATCCAGGTAAATTTTCCCACACAATCGTTACATCTTCATGATAACCTGCGTATTGATCTCTACCACCGCGAACTCCTGATGTTGTACCAGTAGTTTGGTTAATTACTCTAAAATAATTATGTCCTGCTGCATTACGATAAACGTGGCCTTGTGCAATTACTAGTATTCTAGAATTTGAGTATTGTGGTACAATATCAATGTATGTACCTGTATTAGTAAAACCTGCATTACCAGCAATGCTTGTTGCAGCATTTGAATTTACGCTTTTAACTTGAAGTATGCTTCCAGGAATAATTACACCACCGGCATCACTTGCAATAATTTTTTGTCCACTAGGAATAAGAATCTGATTTGCATTAGCGCCAGATCCTGGACCTCGAATTGTTTGTACTGTTAAATCACTAGCCATATTAGATTACCGTAAATGTTCCATTAATTACCATAGTACTATTTATGGTAATCGGGCCAGCAACAAACGCGTTTTGATTAGCGCCAATAGTAACATCAACATCGATTGAGTTAGTGTTAACGCGAATAGGTGTACTATCTAAAACTAGATTGCTTGCTAATTTTGCTGGAGTAACTGAACCATCAGAAACAGTTGTTGTATTACCGACTTCGCCCATAGAGATGATGAAGTCAATAACATCAGAAGAAGTTAATGCTTCACTAAATGTAATAGTAGATCCATTAACTGTGAAAGCAACGTTAGGTGCTTGCATAACACCATTAACTGAGACTTGTAGACGTTCTGCTTGTCCTGGAGTAAATGAAGCGCCATCATAGTTTAATGTATATGATGAAGCACCATTAGGTACAATTGTGTCTAATTTTTTAAATTCACCTGTAAAAGGTTGTTTACCTAAGAATGGCATTTATCACTCCGGTTTTTCTGGCCAATTAATCTGTTCTTCAATGATATATCCTTTTTCATTCATTGGAAATGTGGTGTTTTCTGGCATATCACGAAGAGCTTGTCTATAATTTGCCCAAACTGTTTGTTGTTGTTGTGTTAAAGGATTATTTGGAATCTGTGTCCAATCACATTCAGCAAGACGCTTATTGCGTTCAATACGCAACCATCTAATATTATATTCAGTCGTGCCAATTTGCATAGTCATTAATTGATTAGGCATTTGGAATCCCCCATGTTGTACATTCCCAAGTATGAGATGTATCTGTTCCAGAACTTAAATCGATATTTATGCCAAGCTTACCAATATTAGTTGTGCTATTAGCATATAAAGTTCCAGAAGCCCATGCTGGACCAATCCCACTATAAACCCAATTGCTTTGAACACGAACTGAAGCTTTATAACTATCAGATGATCCAGGATAAGAATTATACACAAATCCTTGAAAAACTGCAATACCTACGTTAGCATGAGTATATGCAAATCTTGGCCAAACGTCCTGACCAGTAAAAGGAGTATTTGTTACATTATTAACGTTTTGTCCTGATAACTGTCCATACATTGTTAGTTGTGTACCATCAGATTTAAAGAATGGACAATAGATATGAAAAATGCCATTTGAAGAAATGTTATTGACACGCAATGAAAAGAACTGTACATTATAGTTACTGCTAAAATTAGCAACTATTTGGTTACCATCAGCAGTTGATGTGCCATTAGATTTTTGCTTATCAACTAACACCCAGTTATTTGTAGATGTGTTTGTGCCTGTTGCAGCAAACGTTCCAGTAGAGTTTAGTCCTCCACTAAAAGTATAGTTATCAGTTAAGTTAACACTGCGAGCTTGTATTTTACTTAGTGCCATAATTATTCTTTATGCTGTATATGTGCCAGATGTTGTAAACGCATGATATGTATATCCATTAGATGATGTGACTGTTCCACCAGTACCTCGTTGTGAACCTGCATATCTAATGATAACTAAACCTGATCCACCATTACCGCCTGTTCCGCCATTACCACAAGAACCTCCGCCACCTCCAGTGTTAGAGTTTCCATTACCAGCTGTAGTGCCAGTTGAACCTGCTCCGCCGCCGCCATAACCACCATAACCACCAGAACCAGTAGTGCAACCACCACCACCGCCACCAGCATAATAACCACCATCAGCACCAGTGCTCGTTGCACTAGCCCATGCAACAAAACGGTATGTTCCAGCTCCACCATTACCAGCCCAAGAATTTGATAAACCGGTATGATATATAGCATCGCCTCCAGGCGCACCAGATCCACCACCACCACCGCCAGGTTCACCTAGTGCTTGGTATCCACCACATCCACCGCCGTGACCTTGACCTGGAACGCCAGGACCTCCTCGAGTTCTATAGTTATTAGTGTTACCGCCGCCACCGCCGCCCGAACCGCCAGGATTTCCTGCAGTTCCATTACCATTACCAGCAGCTCCACCACCAATAGCGGTCATCCACTCATCACTTGTAAAACTTGAGTTGCTACCATTTGTGGCAGCACTGCCAGCATCACCAGCGCCACCAGCACCAACAGTGATAGCATATGTTGAACCAGTTGTAACTATTGGTGTAATAAACAATAATCCACCTGCGCCACCACCGCCACCGTGATCGTTGTCAGCGCCACCACCACCTGCAATTACTAAAGCTTCAACGTTATAATCGTATCCACCACCGATGCTACTAAAATCTCTCCAACCGCCATCAATTGGATCATACCATTCAGGTTTTCCAGTTGTACTGTTATAACGTGTCATTCCAGATGTTGAAGAACTAGGCCTTTGAGCTGTTGTTCCTACAGGTAATTTAACGTATTGACCCGGAAGTTCTAAGTTATTTGCTAATGTACTTGATGTTACACTTCCAGTTGGAGGATTTACAGTTCCAATCGCTTGTCCATTATAAAGAACATACACTGAATCACTTGATGTGATTGCTTCAGTGAATGTAATTGTTGTTCCGCTTGCTGTATAAGCTACGCCAGGTTCTTGACGAACATTATTATAGAATACATCAATATCATTAGCTGATGTAACTGCATAACTTAATGTGTATGATGTTCCACCATTGCCAGTGATTGTTTGTTTGGCAATAGAGACGAATGTGTTCGAAGGTTCGTTACCTAGGAAAGGCATTAACTAAGCTCCAACACTGCTAGTGTTACATCTAACGCACTTCCAACAGATGCTAATACACTTAGACTATCACCTGTTTCAAGTACGTATTTTTGTCCAGCAAAAACTTCAAGAGTTGTATTAGGCGGAATTTGCACCGAGTTTAACATCTTAGTAGTTGTACTTGCAGAAGTATCAACAAAGTTTAATGTTGCTGAAATTGTATTGCCTGTTTTATTTGCTAACGCAGCACCTAGGACAATAGTAGATGTAGCAGAAGGCGCAGTATAAAGTGTCTGAGCCGATGAATTGCTTACATCTTGTAGTGATGCGTTCTTAAACGTTTCTGCCATATTATCCTAAAGCGATTGATAAAGCAATCGCAGTTCCTTTTCTTGCAAGTTGATTATTAAGAGTTGTATCAAGTTTTGCTTCTGTAACAGCACCATTTGCCAAGTCTGCGGCAATCACTGTGCCATTAGCAATTTTATCTGCTGTGATAGCCCCATCAGCGATCTTAGATGTAGTGATTTGACCATCATCGATTGTAGGTGCACCTTTAACACCAAGTAGAATACCAAAGAATGCCATTCCATTTGTAGGTGCTGCACTGAATACTAATTGTGTACCACCAGATGCTAGTGTAAATGCTACGCCTGGTTCTTGAATAACACCATTCAATGAGATGAATAATTGTGAGACGTCTCCTACAGGTGTAGAAGCTCCTCCGCATGTAATATTGAAGGTTGTAGTAGAACCATTAAACGTTAAAGCGTCTAATTTTCTAAATACACCTGATTGAGGAGCGTTACCGATATATGATGACATTAATTACTCTGACTTTAATTTTAAAATAAATTGTGTATACCATCTTTCAATATCAATCACACTACCATCATTAATAAGTGATTGACGATTCATTAATTGTTCTTTTGTCAAGATATTTAATGAATCTGGAACATAGTATTCTCTATCATTATCTTCTGAAATGACACCAATGTAAGTATTATCATTTGGATTAAAGAAAAATCCACCAAATTCAATAAACTCTGGTGTATCAAGTTGACCATTGATTTTATGTTTTTTGTATTCTACGATTTTCATATCAATTAGCCTTAGCCCAAATTAACCAATACCAGAAACTTGCTGAACTTGGGTTAACACCCCAAGGACTTCCATAGTTTGTTCCCCAAAAGTTTCGTGCTGCATAGTTACCAGCAACGTCAGCAGACCAAGAATAGTGTTCTGTGTTAACACCATTTTGTTGACATCCTAACGCGTTAATAACTGAATGACGATATCCTTCGTTATTTTGTCCACCCCAATCAATAACACCGTTTGCATTCAATTCGTCTTGTGAGTTTGGACTATAAAAATATGATCTAGATGTAGAAGCTGAACCTTTTAAGAATGTAACAGGTATTTGTACTCTACCACTAGCGCCATTTGTTGTTAAGTTCGGACCATTATTTCCACTTAAAAATGAAGTAAGTGTTCTTCCTCTAGTAGATAACCAATTGTTTGAAGTATAAGCTACTTGCCCAGAATTATTATACCAATCTGTATAGATTGATGCGCTTTCTGTTTGTCCTTGCATAACTAAAATATCATTATAATAATAGTCCCAAAATAATTTATTTTTGTATTCTCTATTTGCAGTTGTCAATGAACCAAACGCGTTATTAACACCAGTCCATCGTGATTGATTATACCAACCAGTGTAAGCAGTGCCACCAGCTGCTTGATCTCCAATTCCAGCAATTAAAATCCAAACGCTATTATTACCATCTTTATATGTGTTAGTTTGTACAACAGTACCATCATTTGATGTTAGGTATAATGTTTGCTGGCCGCTATATCCAAAATCAGAATATACTTGAGAAATACTTGTAGAATTTGGAATAGCTTTTGCAGTAGTACTTCCATCTAATAAACTTGCAAATTTAACCCATGCGCCATCATTATAAATTTCACCACCATATTTTTCGGTGTTATAACGAATCATTCCATTGTTTGGAGACGCTGGACGTTGTGCGGTTGTTCCTGATGGAATATCAAAAGCACCAGTGCTAGTATTAGACTGATCACTAACTGCAGTTGGTGTGACTGTTGGAATAGTTGGTTTATTAGTTAAATCTGTATATGAACCAGATGTAGCAACTGTTGCTAGTGAAGATGTGTTTGCCTTAGTACCCAATGCAGTTGTAATGGTTGCAGCATAGTTTGCATCATCATTTAATGCATCTGATAATTCGCCTAATGTATTTAACGCAGTTCCTGCAGTACCAACTAAATCTGTAACTGCTATAGCAACTTTACTATCAACTTCTTGTTTACTGTATTGATCTGCTGTGGCAAATGTAGTATTTGTAATAACCTCAACAATATCATCAAGTGCAGCATTCAATGTTAATTGAAGTTGTGTAGATGTAATTGTATAATCTGTCTGATCTAATAAAACGCCATTTAAGAATACTTCTACATCAGCAATGTTAACATACAATGATTGACCATTACTGTCATTACCACTAAACGTATTTTGACCACCAGTAGCAACGTAGCGATAATTACGCTTACGTACTTGTAGTATTACATCAGGACTATTACCTAAGTATGAAGCCATTTATTAACTCTGTTCCATAATAGACAACATGCTGTCTAGTGAGTTTGCAACCGAAGAAGTAACTTTAAGTATGTCACCTGTTTCTAGTACGTACTTATTACCTGTCATTAATTCTAAAGCACCACCTGTAGGAATAGGAACTGCTTTAGCAATATAGACATCATTACCTGTTGCTTTATCAACTTGCACATTAACTGAGATTAAACTATTGCTAATATTTGCAAGGTTTAAACTAACAACAATTGCTGTAGTAGATGATGGTACTGTGTATACTGTCATTGCAGTATCAGCATTTGTAGATGCACCAGTAAACGTCTTTGATTTAAATGTATTTGCCATGTCTATATTTATCCCTTATCCTAGAGCGATCGCTAGAGCAACGGCGTCATCTTCTGGATTAAATGCTAATTTAGCTTTAGTAACTGTACCGTCTTGAATTTTAATTGTTGAAACAGAGTTATCTGCTGGAATACCTACTACGCCAGCCACAAAATATCTAACAATAATTGCTGCGCCATTTGCTGGAGCTGAACTAAATGTTAATGTTGTACCCGAGATTGTATATGCAGTTTCAGGAGTTTGTAATACTGAAGCAACTGAAACTAAAAGATGTTTTGCAGAAAGAGCTGATTGGCTTAGTGTAAATGTAGTATCTGTACCATCACCAGTAAACGTATCATATGCAAATACTGATGAAGCCATTTTCTGGAATGTAATACTACCATCAGATGGAACGCCAGTTACGTTCACCGGACCATATACAACTGTTATCTCAGTTGCGTTTGGAATTGCTTCAGTAAATGTAATTGTTTGTGGATTACTTACTACATCAATATTGTATGCAGTGCCTGGATCTTGTAAGATACCACCAACATAAACAAATGGTGCTAACTCAGTACCAACATCACCACTTAATTCCCAAGTAGTTTCAGTACCATCACCTGTAAAGATATCACGAGTATATGCTGATGCTGCAAGTTTCTTAGCTGTAACAGTACCATCACCAGGTGTTACTTCACTTGTAACTGGTGTTAAACCAAATACTTCAATACGTGCTGATAATGCTGGTGTACCAAGTAATGTAAGTGTAGAACCACTTAATGTAAAGTTACTTCCAGGATATTGAATAACACCATCAACAAAAACTAAAATTGAGTTTTGGCCACCATAGGTATTTGATAGTGTGTATATTGTAGTTGAACCATCGCTTGTGAATACTTCACGGCTTTGTGAACCAGCAACTAAATCACCAAACTCTAAACCATTTGCAGAATTATTAACTTTAACAATTCTATTTGCCTGACCTGAGTAACTATTAGGTGAATCTGTTAAACCTAAGAAGTCAGCTGTGACATCACCTGGAACGAAATTAGTACCATCCCAAATAAGTGCTTGTCCAGTAACTGGAGCAGTTGTATTTGTGTCAACATCATCAAGAGCATTAATTGATGTGTTACTAATTGCAGTATTAAAATCTGATAAGCTAAATGATTCGCCTGGAACGAACTTACTAGAAGTTGAGTTCCAAATAAGTGCTTTACCATTTGTTGGAGGAGTAGTAGTTAAATCTACATCCTTCATCTTTCCAATAGAAGTATTAGAAAGTGTTAAGTCACCAGTGAATGTATGATTTGCACTGATAGTTCTTGCTTGTGAGATATGAACATATTGAGTATGGTCATCATCACCAAGACCAGATAAGTTACCATGGTCTGTTGCATTATATTGAGAAAGTGTAACTTGCGTAATTGTACGCATGTCCCAAATAGAAACCAAAGAAGCCTTTGGTGTATTTGCCATTGCGCTTGAACACTTATAAACAATCTTATAAAGCGGACGGAATTCTACAATTGGGAAACCAGTTAAAACTAGATCTGCAAAGTTAATTGCTTCTGCATCACCTTGAGAATCTTTAGCGTCTTGACCAATAATACCAATGATTGGATTGTTAATATTATTTGTAGCAAGGATGAATGTTACACCATACTTGTTTTCATTAATATCAGTTGTTGTCCAATTGCCACTATTTGGATTGTTATATTGTGGACGAGAAGAACCTTGCTTTAATGGGAAGTTTGTTGATGTATCAACTTTCCATTCTGCTGCAGCACCATCCAAATAGAACATTGGAATCTTAGCAGGGCCTTGAAGATCTTGTTGCCATACCGCAGAAGGTGAATTGCTATGAACAATATCAATCTTTAAGTCTTCATCATAGAATGAACCACCATCAAGATCTAACTGCATGTGTGAATCTAAAGATCCATTACCACCTACAGTATAGTTAGATGCACCAAAGCCACTTGCAAATTGAGCACCGTGAGTTCTATGTAGATACTCATGTGTCTTCCAATCCATAACAACGCCATGACGTTCATCAGCTACGAATGACGCATATGACTGAGTTGCATTCCAATAAACATATGCAACTGGTGTTTGTGTTTCTAGATTGAAGAAAGATGTTTGCTGTTGTAAGTCACCACTAGCATCAAAGTAGACGTAGTATAACCCAGATGTGTTTGGAATAGTGACTGTAAGCGAAGATGAAACAACTCGTTTTGTGCCTTTAGTCCATACTTCATAAGAAGTAGAAGCAGGTGCAATTGTGAATACACGAGTTGAGTTATTAAATGAAATAGTCGAATCTGTACGAGCTACAAAGCCCATTGGCTCATTTGTAACTTCGCTAATTGGATTCTTTTGGAATGTTAGGTTACCAGCGCCATCTGTTATTAAAACGTGACCCGCTGATCCGTCTGTTGTCGGATATGTTAACCCTGCAATTACGGCGCCTTCTTCAACGACAAGGCCGTTCTTGACTCTAAAGTCTTTTTGATTTGCCACTCTGCTTCACTTTCCACTAAAGGGCTGATTGAATTATTTTACTTATTTATATTAACTTGCAATTTCCATTAGCGTAATGGATCTATTAAATGTTCCACCACCTTGGATATCATTACTGAATGTTCTACCAATATACATTGTTCCACCGTTTTGTGTATAGTGAACCCAATATAATCTATAATAAACAGTTAAATATGATGAACTTGGTGAATCCATATAAATTTCGCATTCAGTATTTGCGTCACCTGAGTTAGCACCACCAGATTCATCGCGAGAAACGATATACGTAATTGTGGTCCAGTTACTATTATCGTATGATCGATCAATTTGCCAACGTCCATTAGGATTATCTGCTGACCAAGCCCATTTTGTCATTACTAAAACTTTACTTGTTGTTAATGTTCTAGTAATTTGGTGTTGTATTAAATTATAGTTAGAGTTTTGAATTGCTAATGGCGTTGAACTATTATTTTGAACTACGCGAATAGCAGCTGAAGGCGCTGTGCCAGCATCCCAAATTCTACGTTGATAGACATATGCATCGCCATCATCATCAATTCTAAACCATTCTTTTCCTAAAGTACCAGGAACTTGAGGAGAACCACTATCTTCAGGTTCATAGATATAGAAGTTTTCATTCATTGAACCAATTGCAACATCAACACCTGCATCACTGGTGTCATTTAATAGTATTGATGGGGAAGACTTTTGAATAGTTAAATCTCCAGTCATTGTATCACCGGATTTAGTTAGCTTAGCAGCTAATGCAGTTGTTACATCAGAACTATTAGCTTTAGTGCCCAAAGCTGTAGTAACAGTTGCAGCATAGTTCGCATCATCGTTAAGTGCAGCTGCTAATTCATTCAATGTATCTAAAGCACTAGGTGCACCATCAATTAGATTGTTTAATTGCGTGGGACTAACTGGTGTATATCCAAGTTTATCTTGAATTGCAGTAGTATGTAACTTAGCAGCTGTAATTTCTCCGTTTGGAATATTAGCTACTGTTACTGCATCTGAGCGAAGTGCTGTTGATTTTAATTTGCGTGGCATTTATATTTTCCGTAATTTACACAAATAACTTATGCTATGTATGTGCCTGATGATGTAAACTTAATGATAGTATTGCTACCACTAGTTGTAACTGTAGGGTTTCCAGTAACGTTACCACTATAAAATGTAGTAGGGACTGAAAGAATAACTACACCAGAACCACCAGATCCTGATGCTACTGGTGTTGTACCAGCACCGCCGCCGGAAGCTCCGCCGCCACCACCAGTGTTTGCAGTGCCACTTACACCTGATTGATATTCATATCCACCTCGGCCACCACCGCCAGAACCACCTGCGCCAGGCGCAGGTGCAGCATTATCTGGAGTTGTACCTCCACCACCTCCACCACCAGCATAATATGTTGATGTGCCAGTAATAGATGATGCAACTCCAATACCACCAGCACCAGATGTTGATTGTCCTGATGGTGTTTGTCCAACTGCACCAGCGCCACCGCCGCCACCAGCAGCAGTGCCTCCAGAGTAACCATTACCACCTGCATAACCTTGTCCATTTGTGCCAGAACCACCAGCATATCCAGATTCAGAACCACCGCCCCCGCCACATCCACCAGATCTACCTATTGCTACAGGCGAACCACCGCCACCGCCACCAAGAGCAACAAAGGTTAAAAATGATGAACTTGAACCATCGTTACCAGTAATTTCACTTGTGCTTCCAGCACCAACTGACGCTCCACCAGCTCCAACAACAACAGAGTATATTGTATTAGCAAATAATGTTGTAGAACCACTTAACAAACCACCAGCGCCACCGCCACCGGCTGAGTTACCTGTTCGCCCATAAGCACTTCCACCAGAAGCACCTCCAGCAACTACTAAATATGATGCTGAATATGAAAGATTTACTGCAACCCAACGAGTACCATTATAATATTCCATTGCGCTTGTAGTAGTATTAAACCTTGACATGCCACTTGCTGGTGATGCTGGTCTTTGCGCGGTTGTACCAGATGGAAGATCGAAATATCCTGTACTTGTATTATCTTTATCACTAACAGCTGTAGGTGTGATATCACTTAGAGTAGCTTTAGTAGCTAATGCAGTTGTGACAGTGCTAGCATAATTAGCGTCATCACCAAGTGCAGCGGCCAATTCGTTTAATGTGTTTAAAGCGGTTGGAGCTGAATCTACTAAAGCTGCGACTTCATTACTCAACTGTGTAGGACTAACTGGTGTATAACCTAGTTTAGCCTCAATAGCGCCAGTAGCTAATTTAGTTGCTGTAACGCTTCCATCACTAATTACATTTACAGGTAATGGAACACCAAATCCACGAACAACAATTTCAGCATTATTTGCTGGAGTTGAAGTAAAAGTTAATGTAGTACCATTAACTCCAAAATCTACACCGGGAACTTGAGCAACGTCATCCACATAAACAAAACATTCGTTTTGTGTTTGAGCTTGTGACAAAGTGAATGCGGTTTGAGTTCCGTCACCAGTAAATGTCTGAAGAATTGAGGAACCAGCAAATGATCTGCGAGGAAATTGATTTAATGCCATGATTTTATTTATTAATATCCTATAGCAAACACTGTTGGATAACCAGTACCACCAGCAGAGTTAAATTGGTTGAATCTAGCAGTAACGCTAAATCTATCATAATAGCGCATTTGGAACATACCATCGCGGTCACCACTTGGCATATATGTACCGACGATTACGTTTAAACATGCATTTGGAAATGCAATAGGATATGAAGTAGTTACATCTGATTCAGAAGCAACACCTCCACCAGTGCACCATTGAAGAATTAATCCACCTGGAAATTGTACATAACCATTACCACTTATTGATTGACCCCAACCAGAAATTTGTCCAGTGCCAACTGAGTTTAATGTAGCTAAAGCACCAAGCGCTGCAGTTGATGTAGATGTGATTTGCCCTTGGGCATTATATGTAATTACAGGAACTGCACTGCTAGAACCAATCGTTGCTCCTGTAATATTAATCTTGTCAACCTTAGTGCTTAAGTCTAAAGCTGCTGTAGAAGTAGATGTAATCTGTCCTTGCGCATTATATGTAATTACAGGTATCTGAGTTGCTGAACCAACGCTTGTTCCAGTAATATTAATTTTGTCTACTTTACCACCTAAAGAAGTAGTGATAGTAGTTGCATAATTAGGATCATCTCCTAATGCCGCGGCCAACTCATTTAAAGTGTCTAATGTTGTCGGTGAAGAATCGACTAAATTAGCAACTGCGTTATTTACAAATGTTTCAGTTGCTAGGTTTGATAATGCTGCATCAAAAGAACCACCATCTGCTGTTGAGATGTTTAATGTTTTTGTGCCAGTTGTATATGTAAACGTAGAAACACCTGCAACGCTTGTAGTAGAAGCTGCAGTAATTTGACCTTTAGCATTAACTGTTAATACAGGAACTTGAGATGCTGATCCATAAGACCCAGCAGTAACACCGGTATTCTCTAAAGACGCTGGTGGAATTGTCACACCGGTTAGTGAAAGGTTTGTATCACTAACCGTTATTTTTCTTGCTAATTCTGAAAGTTCTAAATTCTTACTTGTTGGCATTATACTCTCAACGCTGTTCTATAAACACGAATCGAAGAACCTGTGTTTGTTGGGGTTGTTAATAGTCTTACATAACCTGATGCAATGTCTGCATCAAATGTTGCTAATTCAACGTTATCGTAAACAGATGCATATTGAGTCATATGAACATCAGTTCCGTTATGAATAACTAATAATTCTACAGTGTGGTAATCAGTACCACTTGTAATTTGAACTAAATATTTTGCACTACGGAAATCTGCTTTTAAGAATGCATCAATTACGTTTGAACCAGCACTTGTAGATGATACTACATTACTTGAGTTGCTTGCATTTGATTCAAATTCAATAGTGTCAAAAGTTTTACCTGTAAGATTGTTAAGTGTAAGTTTAGAATAACTTTGAACTTCAACAAAATCACCACTGACTAAATTAGCTACAAAAGTAATAGTATCTGCAGTAGCGCTAAAGTCAGAACCAATTTTTAATTTAATACCATTAAGGAATACTGCTACTTCTAATGGGTTAACTAAAAGTGTTTTATAATTACGATCTAAACCAGTTACAGTGTTTGATGTTGATGCAATTTCATACTCATAGAAACCATAATCAACTAAGTTAACTGTTTTAACTACGAATGCAAATGTTCTTACTTCAATTGCATCACCTGAAATAGGTGCAGTTGTAAATGTGATTGTGTCATTAAGTACAGTATAATCAACTGTAGGTTCTTGAACAATACCGTTAATAGTTGCAACAACGTGATTAGCACTTGCTGGAACTTGAGATAATCCAGTGAATGTTACAGTAGTACCATTACCGGTGAATGTGTCATTCGTTATAAGGTCAGCCGCAGCACGAGTGTCAAACCCAAGAAGTTCTACGATACTTTCAGTACCACTAACGTCTCTTTTTAGAAAGGCTTTACCATCGCGCGTATTAATGGCGATTTCGCCAAGCGCAAGGTCACTCGTACTAGGTATGTGACCTAGTACCGATGATCTCTTATGCTGAAGGACTGTTGACATCTAACTCTTATTCTTCTTTTATTGTCGCAGAAGAAAATTCTTGTTCTTCTTCTGGCGCTTGTTTAGTAGTTGTTAACTCAGCAACTTTCTTTTGAGCTAACACTAATTGTGTTTCAAGCATAACGATTTTATTAGTCAGATCAGCAATAGCACGCTGTTGACGTTCAATATACGCATTTACAAATTCTTGTTGATCTACTTTCATACTATATTCTCCATAAAGTTAAGGACTTACCAAGTATTTATAGTAAGTCCAGAACCGCCGTTAATTAGTATGTACCGCAGTCAATATGTCCGAATGATGGAACACCAGAAGAATTCATTTGAAGAACTTGTCCTGCAACACCAAATACGCTTGCTGAATCTTCGTTAACGAATGATACGTTACCTGAACCATCAGTTGCAAGAATACTTGTTGATGTATAGTTACCTGATGTAAATGTTAAACTATCAATTAACGCGTTACCAAATTGTACATCACCGATTGTACCAGTGAATGTACCAGAAGTATCAGTTGCATCAGGGATAAACTTGAAGCGCTCATCTGAAAGATCCCAACCAAAGAAACCTACATGAGCAGATGTATCATACCACTTAAATGCAACACCTTTGTCTAAACCATCGTTAACTGTTGGAGTTGCATCACCACCAAGGTTAAACACTGGATCATCAATAGAAACTGTTGTAGAGTTAATGATTGTTTGTGTACCATTAACTGTTAAGTTACCTTCGATAACAACTGAACCAGCAGAACCACTTGGGTTTGGATCAATGTAGATTACGCCGCCAGATGTTGAAGAAATAGTATCA